GCAACGTCAGTCACACGAACCAAGTCACCCCATTGTTGAGCAGTCGCGCTAACTTGAGCAATTGTGATTGACTCACCTGCTGCTGCAACGCCTTCGCTCAATGGTGCGAATGGAAGTGGTAAACGCTCATAACGAGTAGCGGTGTAAGTCACACCAGTATTCTTGTCGATTTTAAGCGGTTGACCGAATTGATAAGCCACTAATTGACGTTGAGCAATACGCAATACTTCATCAGCAATGTGTAACTCAATATCGTTAGCGATAGTTTGGCCTGAAGGACCTGGTGAATAGTTAGTAATAGCTGGTGAGATTAAACTCACTAGAGATAACCACATATTTTTTAGTAAAGCTTTCATTTTAGTTTCCTTAGAAAAAATTTGCATTAGATGCGAATATTCTCTAAACGTTTTGCTCGCTTTTCAGCCTCAGACATAGAGCTAGAACCTCTAGCGTTTACATCTGATCGAGCACCTGGCGTCGCTGGACGTTTAGAGCCACTTGTGGTCTTACTTCCAGTTGTTTTTAATTTGCCCGCAAGCATATCTTCACCAACCAAAATCGCTAACAATTTCTCACGAGGAGCGTTTTGTCCACGACCTCTGATCTCGGTCAACATACTTTCAACTCGGTCTTTATAGGCCTCATACAACTTAGGCTTTTCAGAACGAATACGGTCAAAAGCAGATTTATCAGCTAAATCCTCAGCACGGATAATTGCATTTTGAGATGCTTGACGAGCTTGACGGGCCTCACGAGCTGACTGAACGGCATATTTTTGCCAATCACTAGCTTCGGGATTGCGTAAAACTTGCTCCTCTTGCTCCCACAACACTTGATCCTGCGTTGGTTGTTGTGGCTGACTTGGTTGGCTACGAGCCGTTGCCAAATCCGCTTCCAACTTACGTTTAGCGTCTTCCGCTGCTTGTGCTCGTTCACGGAGGGTTCTAATCTCTTTTTGAGCACGAGTTTCACGAGGTGCAGGTTCAGGATCTAAGTCGTCATCGTCATTCGGATTAGGATCTAAGTCGTCATCGTCATTCGGATTAGGATCTAAGTCGTCATTCGGATTAGGATCTACATCATCGTTCGGATTAGGATCTAAATCGTCATCATCGCCCACATGCGGTGAAACTAACAACTGTAAAAATTTCCACAAATTAAACATAATTACTACTCCTTTGGTCGGTTACGCCAACCCAGCGAAATGACTCTTTACGGGAATCACGCGAGGGTACTCGTATATCTAATAATAGCCATTATTCGTTCTCGGTGTGGGGGATGTAACCAACCATCCGTTCCATACGCTGATAACAAACTAAGCAAGTGTTGAGAATAGCCTTTGTCGACTGCATATTTGTCAGCGGCTAACTCATGGTTCCGACAAATACGTAAAAACCACCATGGGTTCCACCAAGCGATTAAGAATAATAATGCCATTCTTTTCTCAGAGTGATGTAACTCACAATGACCTTCTTCATGTGCGACTGCCCCCGTTTGTTGCATCGGCGACAATCGCTTAAACCTTATACCTAAATAAATACGTTTGAACCAAAAAAAGCTAAATGCACGGGCAATGATTGGTTCGTCTACATCTACTAATCTCATGTATTAGTATCCACCACTGTACCAGTCTCAACTGGTGCATCAACTTTAGTCTCAACTGGAGCTTCAACTGTCTCAACTGGAGCCTCAACTGTCTCAACTGGTGGTTCAACTGTCTCAACTGGTGGTTCAGCAGGTGCAGTCTCAACAGGTGCAGTCTCAGCAGGTGCAGTCTCAGCAGGTGTAGCATCAACCGCAGTTTGAGCTGGAGTTGTATTAGCTAGCGTTGCAAGTGCTGGTGAGATTGGGTCGTTACCACCAAAGCCACCTGTAGTAGTGCTTGTGTCAGCACCAGCAGGTAAAGCTGAAGGAGGCGTACCATCCACTGGGTTTACTGGATCATTTTGACCAAAACCTTTTTTGAATGGATCGACTGCCACGTCTTTACGTGAAGCAAATAATGCTTCAGCAGCATTTAAAAATTGTACTACTTCGCTATCAATGTCGTGACCGACATCAGAAGCGATTTGTTGTAATTCAGCAAAAGTAACCATTTTATTCACCTTGAGTTGGTACTGATTCAGCATTTGCTGATTCAGAAGTTTGTACTGGTGCAGCCTCAGTTACAGCAGCTTCTTCAGCTAATTGAGGTTGCGCTTGAAATTGAAGCTTACTAATCAAACCCGCTGCTGTTTTAAATGGTAATTCAGCCAAGCCAGCGATTAATACATTTGCTTCTTCGGTAGTCACATTAAAAATCATTTTAGTCATCCTTCTTTAATTAAGTTACGGGTTGGTCATTATATATTATCGTAATTCCATCCAAAATACACCACTATTTACTGTTTGAATAGAATAAGTGTTTCCGTTAGGAATTACTAAAGTAATTGCAGAAAATGCTGGGAAAGTTTGAGTTTGTGTACCATTAATATTGACCCAGCTAGAAGAACCGCCAGCTTCCATATAAACAAATATTGGCTTACCCGTGCTGTTTGTATAAGTTGTATTTGCTGCACGACTACCTGATACGTTTTGCCAAGTTTGACCATAACCTAAACCTGTTGCACTTGCCGCCGCACTTGTCCAAGTTGTACCATTTGAAGTTAATACGTTACCTGACGCTCCTGGGGCGACCATATTTCCAGATAAAGCCGCCGTCCCATTGCCTAACATTACACTATTTGCCGTCAAACTTGATGATCCACTACCACCATTGGCAACTGCTGCAATTCCTGAAATGTTAGTTGCTGTGGTTGCAGTTGCGGCGTTACCCCCAATACTTAATCCTGCGGCTGTACCAGTTAGCCCAGTACCAGCACCACTAAATTGCGTATTAGCTGTAATAGTTGTACCTGTAATTGCGGCAGGTGTTGTACCACCAATGGCAGGAGGTGCAGCTAAGTAGTTACTGAAGCCCACGCCTGAAATCGTGCTTGACGCACTTAATGTTGTAAATGCGCCTGTATTTGCTGTTGTTGATCCAATAGCAGGTGGTGCAGCTAGGTAGTTACTGAAACCCACACCTGAAACCGTGCTTGATGCACTAAGCGTAGTGAACGCGCCAGTGCTTGCGGTTGTTGCACCAATACTTATAGCATTGAAAGCACTGACCGTTGAGCCTAAAGCCGCAGCCGTTGCACCAAAAGTAATTGAGCTATTAGTCAACGCACCGTTAGGAATACCTGTAAAGTTTGTACCGATTAATGTTGGGGTTGACGACCAAGTATTTGCGGCACCTGAACCGTTACTAATCATTACCTGACCAGCAGTACCAAAGCCAGTAGTGCCTGACAATGCAGGTGTAGTACCTAAGTTAGTTGATAGACCAATCGCACCTGACGTATTAATAACGTGAGCTGAAGCGCCAGTGGCACCCCAAGCAAAGTATGACTTATAGCCGTTACCTGAACCAAAAGTTATGTCACCATCGTGGCCTGAGAAGTACACACCATTGTTGATTGAGAAAAAGTCACTTGGTGTTCCACTTGAGAACACTGAGCTATTCATCCCAAACTCACCGTAGTAGCTTGAATCAGTACCTAGGTCATTACTCAACACATAGTTAGTTGATGCACCAGTTGTACCCGATTTATTTTGCAATATAGTTTGCAAATAATTATTAGCGACCGTTGAACCTGACGCATAACTTGTATTAGAGGCATTGAACCCTAGTACTGGCGTAACACTCGTTACTGTATTTGTAGATATTGTGGTAAACGCACCGCTATTAGGTGTCGTACTACCGATTGCGCCTGGTACAGCCCAAGTATTACCCAACAATTGTGATACATTCAAATTTGGGACAACTGTTGTACTGGTAATACTAAATGGGGCTGTGCCTGTAGCGAGTGTGCTGGTGATCACACCACTTGCTTGTAATGTTGTGAATTTCCCAGTGGACGGTGTTGCTGCACCGATAGGTGTATTGTCTAAGCTATCGAGGGTAAGTGACACGCCAGTGATTGAACCGCCAGTGATAGTAGCATTAGCTGTAGACAAGCTATTAAAGCTTGCTAAACCTGTGCTAGTAAGCGTAGTAAACCGACCAGTTGATGGAGTATTTGCACCAATTGGGGTTGAGTCTAAACTATCAATGGTTAAAGCAACACCTTGAATAGTACCGCCAGTGATGTTGACGTTAGTAAAGTTACCACCATTGGCGGCCACACTTGCTAAAATCTGAACATTACCGTTGTTGTCTACGTAGTAAAGCGTTTGCGTTGTCATGCTCAACGCCATCTTAACTGCGGTATCAGGCGTTATCGGGACATTATATTCAATTGGGGCAGTCATAATTTAAGCTCTCAAGTTACCTAGCTGGCGCACCGATCATATTGTCTTGTGGGATCGCACCAGGTGGGTTTTGGCCAGGGCGAGGTTGCTGTGGTTGAGCACCCATACGTGGAGTACCCGCAACACCTGGTCCAGCACCGCCAGGAATACCTGGCATACCTTGAGGTTGTTGAGCAGCCATCGCCATCTGACGTTTACGTTGTAATTGTTCCATGTGCTTCTGTATGTGGCCACGGAATATACCGCTTGGGTCGCCTGATATTTGAGCTGCCAATTGATGCTTTTGCAAGTGCTCTACATCGTCATCGGCTTCATGGGTGTCCACTGCGATAAAGTTGACCATCATTTCATCTTCGATCTCAGGGCTTACAGTAAACTTATTGCGTTCGTCAATTAAGATGCGATTGCTAAGTTCGTTACCAAATACGTTTTGAACCAGTATCTCAAGTACTGGTGTAATGTCTAGTTTGCGACCATTTAATTGTTGTGGTGGGATTCCTCGCAACACGTTCATCGTAGCAATTTGTTGCTGCATACGTTGCATGTTCATCACAAAGTCGGTGCCAGTCCATTGGAAGAAGTAGCGTTGCCCCCATTGTTGAATTGGGATCTGTTGCATTTGCGCTTCAACACCAATCTCACCCATTGAGATCACAGTCAATTCTTTATCTCGGAATTGGCAGTCGTACTCAAAGAAACGCTCCATCAATGGATTGAGAATTTCCTCCTCAAAGCGTTCAGCGTGGTCGACAATGGATACTGACGACTCTTGCATTTGAGCACCAACGGCTGCATTGTTTTTACGGCCACTGCCAGTCTTACCCATCATCATCTCGTTTACATCCAATGACTCATGGATTTGAGATTTGATTGATTGACACATTTGGATAGAGTCTTTCCACAGTTGTGGGAAGCTTTGGAAGTGCGTTGAGTTAGGATCAACTGGCCACACTGCCGCTAAACCAAATACCATCATGGCGTAGTTAGGATTCTTTTCAGGATCAGTCATTACGATTGGTAGCAATGAATACATTGCGGAGTCTTGACCCATGTTAAAGAAGTCATTGAGATTCCATTGCAACCATTTCACAGCTTCAACTTTAGAAATGCCGTTAAATGAACCGCTGATACGTTCGACTGGCGCTGAAATAATTGGACGTTTTTGATTCCATTGTGGCGCTTTGATAATGCCGACCACATCATTCTCACCAGCGTAGTAAACATACGCCAATGACTTCTGACCTTCTTCAAACTCAAGCATCATGTGCGCTTCGTAGATCAGTGCATACTTGAGTGTGCCTTCTGTTTTGATGCCAGCATCGCTTGTACGTTTTTTCTCAGGTACGCGCTTCTCACGGCCTTTGTGACTGCTAACCCACTCACCAATCTCGCTATCTTCAGGCAAGATAAAGATGCCATCGTCGACCATCTTTTTAACTTGCGCTTTACTCATGCGAAGTTTGATTGCAGTGATGTCAGCTTTTTCAATGTTGTTGACGGTTGGTGGGATAACGATCATATCCTCAGTTGCGAAGTCCGTAATGATCGGGCCTTCTTCAACCACTTCATCATTTCTAAATTCTTCAATCTCGTCGTCTTGATCTAGCAATTCTACTTGCTGACCTTCAGCCGTTTCCATCACTGGATTTTTACGGATCATGTTTGTGACTGAGCGCACATCGCGCATCCAGTCCACATACAAATTCCATTGACCAGTCACATCACCTGCGACCAGCATTGAACGTACAACGGATTTGAGTTTGGTAGAACGAATGTAGTGCTCAAGCAATGAGAGCTGAGCCATAGGCTTTTGACTGTCCGTACCTACGGCGTCCACGTGTTGATATTTATTCGGGAATAACTGTTTAAGAGATCGTTTAGCGCGGGCAGTGATAGCATCACGAACCACAGGAACATAACACTTTGAATTACCTTGGTAGGCTTGGTTATCATCAGGGTCAGCATTATAGATATGCCAATACTCCTGAATTGCCTCGTCAGCTTCTTCACGATTTTTAAAAGCTTTTTCAATATCAGCATATTTGCCCGCACAATCTTGATAAATATCGGACTCGATTTTTTCAGCCCAATTCTCAATGGCTTCTTTAGGCTTTTTGTCGGACTGTTTTGCCATCATTACCTCGATAATGCTGATATGTAGGGTGTACCTAACGCATTATGCGCGTTAGTTTTATATTGGATTGTATCATTATTGACCTTGTTAATTGCGAATGTCAAGCACTCTAATGATTCAATTAAAGTTCTTGCCGTACCGCGCTCAGGTTCACCCGATCTATCGCCATTTGGCTTCAATGCCCAGTTGTATCCTTGTGCCATCGCTTGCATCACATTACGCGCATTGTCATCGACGCGCAAGAGTCGCTTGTTAGTTTTCTCAGTGCGTATCATTGGTGACAACGAACCCCTTGCCATGACTGCGTTCTCAGCCCGATTGACTGGTATTTTAGCGGCACGCAATGCTGTGACTAGCGGATTGCGTCCCACCTGGTCAAACACATCAGCGGGGACCCATGCGGTGACTTTTTTGTTTGGGTACATGGCACGTAGTAGTAATGCGATGTCAGGGATGGCGTCGTTTGGCATCAATGGACTTACCCAGTCGGCAATGACGGTTAAGTGCTGGCCATCAAGGGCGCAAAGCACGCCCGTTGTCTCAGTCGATGTGGCGTTCACACCGAGCAAGAGTTGAGTATTGCGTGACACCTCAGTTAGCTGGGTAAGATTTGCCTCACCAAAGTCACCGTAGATTGGCACACCGCTGAACACTTTTAGGGCATACGCTAGGGCATTAAGCACGTCGCGTTTGCCCGATGGGAAGTTGACGATTTGACTGACGAGTTGCTGGTGCGCTGCACGGCCACCAACGAGAATGATGTCCCCTGCTAAAAAGAACGGACGCAAGCCCATAATGAAAGCGGCTTTGTCTCGGTCTTGCGGTGCATTAAGTGTCCGTAATTTCAATGACTTACCTGTTTTGAGCATCTCAGCTCGCATTGGTTGGAGCAACCAGTCATCAAGTGAGTTCTTTTCAATGGCTACTTCAGCATCGTCGTGACGTTTGCTCATGGCGAACGCCCCATTGATAATCTCGTCAGGTTGCCAATACTCGCCACCTGATTGGTGAACGTAAATGCGGGTACCGACACGCGACACAGTGACGTGACCTGTTTGGTCAGACTTCTTCACCTCAACGGTACGGGCTGGGTCCATGATAACAATCTTAGGCGCATACATGGTAGGCGCGACATCTTGGAAGCGTAGCATCGTTTCATCGAACGGCTTACCCTGAGCGCCAGTTGGCACCAGCATGTACTCCTGCATAAACTCTCGAAGCATCCCCTCGGATGACATCTGATCGCGCAAGTTGCGTATCCATTCCATCGGATAGCGCGTATCCCACAACGATTGTGCTTGAGGGTCATCTATATCTCGGTCACAGATTGGGAAATGTCCGTGCGTCCAGTGCGGTGAGTTAGCAGCGCGACGGATCATGCAGTCGTCAGCGAGTGGCGTACCAGTCATCCGTATCTTGCCAAACTCTTTGTCCATTGCTGGCATTAATTGCTTGTGAAGCTTTTTCCAATTCTTATCAACCTCGTCCGAATTACGCACGCGCTCCTCAGTCTCAATGTCATCTAGGTAAGCGCGATCAGGACGATTAGCTTGATGCAAGTAACCGCGAATTTCCTCGTCCCAGCCGTGCGCTTCGATAGCCACACCGTTACTTAGAATGATTTTATTCTCGGACCACTTATCACCTTTCATCTTACCGAATAGCTCATAAATCCGCATGTTGGTATTCAGCTCATGCTTCATGGCCTCGATACGCTGACAAGCCTTTGTGTACGTCTCACCGAAGATTAAGCAGTACTTAAAGTTAGCAAACAACCCTTCGAGCAATAAAAACTCCTCAGAGATGGTTGTTTTAGCACCTTGACGAAACGCTTCAATACTGACGAATTGATCGGCTGAACGCCACATATCCATGACTTTGTAGTGGAAGTCAGGCGAGGCTTGGCGGTGTCGATGCGGAAAGAGTAATGCTGCACCTAAGGCGCGGTCATCACTGATTTGCATTAGTAATTGTTGGGCTGAGAGGCTCATAACCACAATGATGTGCTTTGGTGACGATGGTGTCAAGTAAACCGATGGTACAGATTGTAAAGATTGTGCGATGGGATTGTAAAGATGTTGCGCTGGTGACGGATAGTTACACTATACACAATGTGTTTAAACCTTTGCCTGACGCGCAGTTTGGGACGAGGGGCGCAAATTTGAAGCACCCCGTCCGTGGGGGAGGGCGGGTGGCCCCAGAGTTATTTATTGCAATTGATCGTGCGCTAATGGCCCTGAGACCCGCGCCCCGCTTGGCTTCACGCTAACCAGGGGGCGGCGGGTATAAACTTATCCACAGGTAAGCTGACCCCTTGAGACCCTTGCTACGCTTGGCTTACAGCGTAATAGGGTTAGACTTATCCACAGGTTATCCACAGGTAACACTTAACATCTGCTTAAAAAATAGGCAACTTTTGCTTAAAAAATAGGCAAACAACTACAATGTGTACAACATAACAAAAGTTATCCACAGGTTAGTGGTCACTTCATGTTAGTGGTTGCTATCGCTGGAACCCTTGTGCAGTGCGGGATTAGGGCGATAGGGGCGGTCGTAAATCAAGAGTTTGCCTCTTTTTTAAGCAGATGTTAACCGCAAATCATTTACCTCGTTCACCCTAAGAGGTATAAACTTTGAGCCTTCAAGGTGCCAGCCACAATGGGGCGTTACCCCTATTTACCTTAATACCTCTTACTTTCTTAAAGAGAGAGAGAGAGAGAGAGAGAGTAAACGCGCGTATAGAGGCGAGGGCGGGCGCGGGGGATAGGAAAATGCTGCAAAAATAGAGGTGCGCGAGGTAAACTTTATTATTCAATGACTTAGCGCACCTCGCACCATACCTTTTAGGCACCTCGCACGAAGCGACTGAGGTGGACATTGTGTATTATAAGTAACAATTGCACAATTAATACACAATGTCGTAGTAAACTATAAGTAAAACTTATCAATATTCCCTTTGTGATTAAAATATAAATTGTACACAATGTGTAATTAATGTAATATAGCTACATGTACAACAGCAAAGGGAGTCACAAAGTGTTAGATACTTATTTAGGTTTACAGCAGTTAGGTTTATATATGGGATTAGCAGCAATCATTATCTTTATTTATTTAGGGGTTACAAAATGAACACATTAGACAAAAAATTATCAGCAACATTAGACGCTTTAGGCATTGAGCGTTATAGAACAAAAAGCCACTACGCTGATAGTGACGCGAGTATGAATCTAACTGGGCGGACTCATTACGTAAACGCGGACACATTACGATATTTTAAATCTAGAATACTTCGCGGACGTTCTACAAAAAATGGTTTCTTTTATATATTGCAGGAATCTTTACCACATCCTGAATACAGTAAACGAGTACGTAGAAACGTTGTGTTTAATATGTTTGGCGCAGTAATAAGCGACTCTGATTTATTTCACACATCAGCCGACAAAGCTGACAAAAATTATAATGAATTGTTTAGTTTGTACGACTCATTAACTGGATTGACTGAAGCTGAATTAGCGATTAGTAATTATTTAACTAGACAATCCCGCACGCTTGAAAATGCAAAGGCCGCATTATGTTCACAATAAAATATAAAGGTTTCTATATTCACGGTTACTGCGATAAGCCACTAGTACGGGTCCAGGCGGCCCTCAAGTGCAGCGGTAACGTTACGATAGATTATTTTAATAGCTTCAAGTCATTATACGCGGCAAAGTGCAAAATAGCCGCGTTACTTAAAGAGGGGTTTATATCATGCGAAAATTAAACACTATCACGCCCGACGCCGTGGCCGCCGTTATCCGCGCCCACTGGGACGATCCGAGTAAGTCATTAAGCGAGCTTTACCGCGTGCAATCTATCGCCGAGGATCTAGCGGATATTGTGGCGCCTGATACTACCGAGCAGCCATACGCACGCCGAGAGTTTATCAATAAATGTATAGGGTATTAAAAAATGACAATCGCAAAAGATGATCAGACCGTTACAAGGTGCGCCCTTTGTGGCAATCGTATATTAAGCGCAACCGCTGAACAGCATAACGGCTGGGAGCATGGCGGCTGGAGGCGTGGCTGCGACTGCAACACGCCAGCCACGCGCGGCGACGTTCGACAATTAACTAAACTTATTGAGGGATTAAAAAATGACTGATCTAAATATCGCTATTCTAAGCGCCGAGGACTTGATTAAATACACGCGGCCAGTGTCACCCCTTGGGGTGGCATTATATGACGCCTTAGCCCTTGCAATGCGTGACAATGGCCAAGCTTTCGACGACTTGCAGGATGAACTAAACGAGATGGAGAAACAACTAGAACGCGTGCAAGATGAACTCAACGAGTCTGAAGATAAAATCGAAAGCCTTGAAGATACTATCTTTGAGCTTAAAGAGCTTAACGCACAATTAGCGGGCGAGGTGCAATGATGCTGCTCTTACTACTAATAGGCATTATTTTTTCTGTATGTTGTCTGATCATTCTTGCGATAGTGTGGGAGGCAATACAGGCATATTTTAACTTAGGGGACTATAAACACCATGACGACCAATAAACCATTAGCAAACGAAGTGCGGGCGCTACGCCTTAAGCACGGATTATCAACCAACGACGCGGCTGCACTTATCGGGTGCAGTAACCGCGCCTGGGTATCTTGGGAAAGTGGACAACGTAACATGCCTATATCTAAATATATGCTGGCCGTGATGGTGTTTGAACAATTTAGCCCCACACCTGCTACATAACAACCTTAAGCGCCGTTTTATCCTGCTGATCTTCTTCATACGCTTTAGCCACCGCCACGCCTCGCAAGTTTAATGAGGCGTGGTTTTCTTTTACGAATAACCGAGGCTTGCACAAATCAGGGTGTACAACATTATTCACTTGACCGTTAAGCAATCCAGGGTGCGCGATATATCCTAAGTCTCGCAGTATATCGCGGCGTGTATTCCGTGCAATGCGTGACGCCCCTCTATCGTGTATGAGATTGTCTAAATAGTGAGAGCTGATCCAGCCGTTACGGAAGCCGACGCGATCTTCCATTACCGCGCCGAGTATTTCCTGTTCGATGGCGCCCATGCCTTCGCTGATAGCCTCCTGCGTGGATGATGTCAATGGCGCCCGCTGGCAGCCCTTAGCAGGGTTTAATTCATCGGGTATAGGGTAAGTCATTAAGTAGTCATTCACAATCGCGTAACCGTCGCGCCTGAGCCAGTCATAAAGCGCGGGGAAGTATGAGCCTCCCATGCCATCGCGCAAAATGTCTGAGGCCGTCTGCTGAGCACAATAGAACACCGCCAGTCTACGGTCGTCTTTAGTTTTTTGTAACGCGTCTTTGTGGTTACTATTGAGCATAAAATTAGCACACACGAAGCGGGACTCTTTATCTTTACCCTTGCCTTGAATTTCCAGCCAGTCATTAGT